GTAAATGGATACATGGTAGAACTATGGCACCTTATTGGGGAACAACCTCACCTTTCAAATTACAAGAACTTATTGATAAACCATTTTGGGTAAAGAGAGAACCAAAGAAACATAGGTATATCTATATTTTGGGCAAAGATAAAAAAGATAAAAAGGAATTGTTGAAAAATATAAAACATCCCCTATATTCATATCCAAAAACATTAGAAAAATATACTGAAGAAATATTAAAATTAGAACCAATTGAAAGAGTTAAATAAGTTATATTGTGATACGAGTAGAGTATCGGTTAGAGAAATAAGTAGTTCAGTTGCAAAAGAAATTATAGTTAAGAAACACTATACACATGCATGGACTGCGTGTAGATATTCATTGGGTATCTTTTACAAAACTGATGAGTCAAATGCATTGGGTGATAATGATAAACTAATTGGATGTTTAGTGTATGGATTCCCAGTAGGTGCAAGAGCTGCAAATTCAGTTTCAGATTCAATTACAAAAGATAACATTTTAGAATTGACACGATTGTATTGTGATGATGGATATGGTTCAAACATTGAGTCATATGCGTTAGGACAATCGTTTAAGTGGTTTAGAGAAAATGATAAAGCAATTAAAATCTTAATCTCATACGCAGATAACGGACAAGAACATTTAGGAGGTATTTATCAGGCAACGAATTGGATTTATCAAGGAATGAATACCGATATTGCATTGATGCCAAATTACGGAATATCACTTTCAAATGACCCTTACAAATGGATTCATAGCAGAACTGTGTTTTCAATGTGGGGTAGTGGTAATTTGGAACATCTTAGGAGAGAAATTGGTAAACAGGGATATAAAGAGTTTTGGAGAAGAGAAGAACCACCAAAACATAGATACATACAAGTATTGGGTGCAGACAAAAAAGAAAAAAGAGAATTACTTAAAACTCTAAAACACGACCCAAAGTCATATCCAAAAGATACACGTGAATTTAATAAGGATATAGAAATCCATACTACAATTGCACCTGAAACCGAACTTGCAAGTAAGTTTTGGTAATTTGAATAATTTTTAGTATATTACATATATGAATAAATTTTGGGATACAGGCAATGAGCCTAAAAAATCAGACGGATTTGATTTTGAAAAAAATAAAAGAGAGTTACTTGAAAATTTAGACTATCTAATGGGTATGTCAGTACAAGAACAAACCCTCTATAAGAAGTGGGTAGAATGGAATCAGGATTTACATGGTAGTATGAAATTACTTCCTGCATTACACCAACAATACGATAAGATTTGGGAACCCACAGACATATTGGATTATGATAAAACTGTAAAGGAAATACAAGAACTAGAACCATTTGTTGAATTGGTAGAAGATGGTGAAGCAACTCGTTGGACACATATGAGAAAGTTAATTTCCTCAATGGAATTCAGTGCAAATCCAGGTCGTAATGTTAAAGCATTTGTGAAAGACAGAAAATCAAATAAAATATTAGGTGTTATTTCATTGGGTTCGGATATTACAAGTTTGGGTGTTAGAGATAATTTTATAGGTTGGAAAAAAGAAGATAAATTTCAAAATGGTAAATTAAATAACACCACAATCGGAACATCCATTATAGCAACACAACCATTGGGTTATAATTTTTTAGGTGGTAAATTGGTCGCAGCATTAACTACATCTCCTGTTTTTAGAAAACAATGGAAAGAAAAATACAATAATATTTTAATTGCAGTTGGAACTACTGCCTTATATGGTGCAAGTTCTCAATACAATGCAATTCCACATTTTAAAACATTAGGTGAAAGTAAAGGTTTAATTAACATTAAACCAGATGATAAGTATTATGATATTTGGCATCAATATGTTAAAAATTTAGACCCAGTGTGGTATGATAAAGCGATAAACTCCACGGGCCCAAAACAAAATGTTTTAATGAGAGTTTTTAAAGAAATCGATGTTAAGGCTTCTCTTTATAATCATGGTTTTAAGAGAGGTGTATATTTTGCACAAATGTATGAGAATGGTAATGATTATCTATGTTCTAAAATTGATGAGGATAAATTGATAATGAAACCAAAGTTTGTACAAGGTGACGAATATACAATCAAATGGTGGAAAGATAAGGCAATAAAAAGATATACAACATTACATAGTGAAGGAAGATTAAAATCGGAAAAGTTATTTTATGCTGACATCATTGGAATGACATGGGAAGAATGTAAAGAAAAATATTTAAAAGAAGTGGGAAGATAATATGTATCAAAATATATTTTACGAAAGAGCAAAAAATCTCATGCACTTGTGGGATGACAAAAATGGATATCAAACAATGCCATACCGAAAGTATGCGTATAAAAAAGACCCACAAGGACAGCATCTTTCAATGAATGGAGAAAGACTTACAAGAATTTCAAAATGGGAAAAAGAAGACAATGATGACTTATTTGAAAGTGATGTTCCAGAAACAACAAGAGTGTTAGTGGATATTTACGATAGTGATATTCCTTCGAATGGACATAGAGTATTGACTTTTGACATTGAGGTTGAAATGATATCAGGACTCCCAAACACAAAAGAAGCACAAAACGAACTGACAGCAATTGCAGCACATGATGGTGCAACTAAATTGTATGATGTATTCGTATTAGACAAAGACAAAATAGTTAAAAATAATGCCAAAAACTTTAATAAAGATGGGAGAGAAGTTACTCTACACATTTTCGATAACGAGAAAAATCTCTTACTTGCTTTCCTTAATTATTACGAGGAAATTGACCCGACTATTCTTACGGGATGGAATATAGATTTCTTTGATATTCCGTATTTGTATAATCGTATAAAAAATGTATGTGGAGAAGGCCATGCAAAAAGACTTTCTAGAATAGGACAATGTTTCTATTCACCATATAGAGAGAAATGGTCTTTTGGTGGTGTATCAATTTTGGATTACATCAGTTTATACAAACAATACAACTTTGGACTAGAAAGTTCATACACATTGAACCACATCGCAACAAAAGAATTGGGTAGAGGCAAAGTTGAGTATGAAGGAAGCTTGGATGATTTATTTGTAAATGATTTAGAAAAGTTTATTGAGTATAATATTGTCGATGTGGACTTAGTGGTATCAATGGATGAGAAGTTAAAGTTTATTGATTTATGTCGAGCTATATGTCACGCCGGTTATGTTCCTTATGAAGATTATATGTTTTCGTCAAAATGGTTAGAAGGAGCTTGTTTAGCATATCTTAAAACTAAAAATATGGTTGCAACAAACAAACCGGCCGATAGGAGAGAGAGAATGCAAGCATTGAAAGATAATGACCAAGAAAAGTTTATTGGAGCATATGTAAAAGAACCCATCGTTGGTAAGTATGATTGGATTTATGATTTGGATTTGACATCACTATACCCATCAATCATTATGACCCTAAATATCAGTCCTGAAACAAAGATTGGTAAGATTTCAAATTGGGATGCAGAACAATATATCAAAGGTGAGGAAATCACTTATAAGTTAAAGGGTAAGGATGGTGATGAATACGAATACAATCGTCAGGAATTAGCAGATGTTATTAAAGATAGTAATTTGGGTGTAGCAGCCAATGGAGTCCTTTATATGCAAGATAAACCAGGTTTGATTGCGGATATCCTTAACACATGGTTTAACAAAAGGGTTGAATATCGTAAATTAGAAAAGAAATATGGTGAGGAAAAAAATACCGAATTATATGAGTTCTATGGTAAGAGACAACACGTTCAAAAGATTCTATTGAACTCAATGTATGGTGTATTAGGATTACCTGCATTCCGTTTCTATGATGTGGATAACGCAGAGGCAGTAACCCTAACAGGACAAGTAGTAATTAAAAAGACGGCTGAAATGGCAAATAGAAAATATTGGAAAGAATTAGAAACAACTGACGACTATAATGTTTATATTGATACCGACTCAATTTATATGATGGCAGAACCTTTGGTAAAACATAGATACCCAGAATATAAGACATTTGATGAAAAGAGGATGGCAGTTGAAGTGGATAACATTGCAACCGAAACACAAACATTCTTAAACTCATTCTACGACTTATTGGCAGAGAGATTTTTCTTTATTCCAAAAGATAAACATAGATTTGAGATTAAAAAGGAATATATCAGTAAAGCAGGATTTTGGGTAGCAAAGAAACGATATGCACAATGGATGATTTTGAAAAACGGAATACCTTGTGATAAGTTGGATGTTAAAGGTTTGGATGTAGTTAGAAGTTCATTTCCAAAAGCATTCCAAAAGTTTATGTCGACAATGTTGAAAGATATTCTAATGGGTAAAGACCATGAATATATAGATGATACTCTATTGACATTTAAGAAAAGTTTACCAACACTACCTGTAAATACAATAGCAAAAGGTGGAGCATTAAAAGAATTGAGTAAATATGATAATGGTAGTTGGAAACCTGGAAATGCAGTAGCAAATTTTGAGAAAGGAACACCTGCACACGTTAAAGCCGGAATAACATATAATAGATTATTAAAATTCTTTAATTGTCCATATAAGCATGAACCAATTAGAGATGGTGATAAAGTAAAATGGGTATATCTTAAAGACAACCCATTAGGATTAGAAACAGTTGCATTCAAAGATTATAATGACCCAAAAGAAATTATGGATTTTGTGGAAACCTATGTGGATAGAAACAAAATATTTGAAGCAGAATTAGAAAACAAATTAGATGACTTTTATAACGCATTAAAGTGGGATAAAGTTACCGCAGATACAAAAACAGCAAAAAAGTTTTTCGCATTTTAATTATGAAAAGTTTAAATTTTTGGAAACCAGAAGGATTTGACATTGCCAGTTATAAGTGGCACCTAAAGGAAAGAGTAGATAAAGAAATATTAGGAAATGGTTCCGATGTAGGGAGTTGTTATTACACTTTCAATGAATTGGGATTTAGAGGAGACTCACCAAAAAAGAAAGGAACTAGAGTAATGTCCGTTGGTTGTTCACACACCGAAGGAATTGGTGTCCACAATCATCAAACTTGGTCACATTATTTGACTAGGAGCATGAAGTCCGCAGTTGATTTAAACTTAGGAATAAGTGGAAGGAGTAATGATTATATTTCCAGAACAATAATATCATGGACAGATTATCTTAATCCTGATTTGGTTTTAGTGATGTACACATACCCACATAGAAGAGAATTTTATAGAGAAACAGGTGAAGTTGAGCCATATCATCCAAATCCTTGGGGATACTTTGATGAGGATAAAGAAGGTAGAATGGTATGGGCAAATAAAATTGCCTCATCAAACGATTCGGAAGATTTTATCAATTGGTATAAAAATCACCAACTAATAACTTATTTTTTGAAATCAAAAGAAATTCCTTTTATTTGGAATGGAACATTTGTTGGAACCGATTACACCGATGAAAATAGATTTGATGGTGATTACCCAAATTTACCAGACTCACATAGTCATGCATCCCCACAACAAAATGAGATATATTCCAAAAAACTTTTAAATCATATCAAACAAAATTTTGAAATTTAAAAAATTATTCGTATATTAGTAAAATATAAAACATAAAACAAATGAACAAAAACAATTTATTAAAATTTATTCAAAAGTATTCATTGGGTGGACTTATTGAATCAGTAGCATGGAATGCAGAAGGAACAAAGTTATCAGTTAGATTTATTTCAGATGACAAAACATTATTAGGTGAAGTAGAGTTTAACGCTTACACATCAACATCAATGAATGTGGGTATTTACACAACATCATTATTGAAAAATATGATTGGTGTATTAGACAACGATTTAACATTAAAAGTTGATAAAGCAGGTGATAAATCGGTATCATTAAAGTTATCGTCTGACGAAACTGAAACATCTTATCAATTAGCAGACTTAGGAGTTATTCCACCTGTACCAGATTTGAAAGCATTGCCTGATTTTGGTATTTCAATTGATATGGCATCTAATATGATTGACAAATTTATCAAAGCAAAAGGTGCATTGAGTGATGTAGATACTTTCACAATCTTTACCGAAGCTGGTGATTTGAAGATGGCAATTGGTTATTCTTCTATCTCTACAAACCGAGTTACATTTACTGCACAAAAAGATTACGCAGAAACAGTAAAACCAATTTCCTTCTCAGCAAAGTATTTGAAAGAAATCTTAACTGCAAACAAAGAAGCAACATCAGCAAAGTTAAAAGTTTCAACCGATGGTTTATCGAATGTTGAATTCCAAATTGATGACTTTGTGTGTAAATATTATTTAGTAGAAATTTCAAACTAATAAAAATGAGTGAACAATTAGAATTATTCCCACAAGAGGAAGTAAAATCAGAAATAGAACAATTACCAACAATTCAAGATGCAGAGTGGTGTTTTCAGTTTTTCAATAATGAACCGGTAGTATTTGCATGGCAACAAGAAGGTGTAGAACCAAATCCATTGGTATTACAAATTGAACCAAAAGATGGTGATGGATTAAATTTTCAACAAAATGGAATGTCATTTAGAATTTTTCCAAGACCAATTAGTGAAAAAACGAAACAACAAAGACAAGATGAAAGTAAAGATAAAGAAGCTTAGTCCGGAGGCAGTCATCCCAACTTACGCAAAAGATGGTGATGCTGGTATGGATATGGTTGCAACGAAAATTATAAGTGACAATTTAGGTGCAGTTACATACGGAACTGATATTGCAATAGAAATTCCCAAAGGATTTGTAGGATTGATTTTCCCTCGTTCATCTATTAGAAAAACAAACTTACAATTGAGTAATTCGGTTGGTGTAGTAGATAGTGGATATAGAGGTGAAATTCAAGCCACTTTTAATAAAATTCAGGGTATTGATAATGTTGAAAGAGATAGTTATAAAATTGGTGATAGAATTTGTCAAATTATGATTATACCACATCCACCTATCGAATTTGTAGAAGTAGAAGAATTAAATAACACCGAAAGAGGCGAAGGCGGATTCGGTTCAACTGGAAAATAATATTATGAAAAAAATATATTTTGATGGGTGTTCTTACACATTCGGCCAAAGTTTAGAATTATATTGTAATTCACATGATATATTTCAACATGATAGATTGAGTAAATATAAATTTACAGAAAGTGATTTAAAATTTATAAAAGAAAACAGATATACTTCAATTGTATCAAAACATTTTGAATTTGATGAAGTAAATAAATCGATACCTGGAAAATCAAATGGAAAAATTTTATTTGATTTGAATAAACAAAATATAGATTTATACGAACATGTTATAATTCAATTAACACATTTTGGTAGATATTTTACAAAAAATATGCACGAATGGCAAAGTCACGAAGCAACGATTGACTTTATGTTAAAAAATGGATATCTAACACAGGAAGAAATAGATTATACAATAGAAAATATAGAAAAAATTCAACTTGATTATTTTTTACAATTAGAAGAAAAATTTAAAAACTATCCAAATAAACTTAAAATCATATTTCATAGTGATGAGTGGGAAGAAATACTATCAAAAGAACAAATACAAAAATATGGTATAAATATTGAAGGTGAGTATATGATTAAGAAGTGGGCTGAAAAGAATAATATGTTTATAAATCAACAAGACGAATTTAAAAATAGTATCTTTGCAAACTACGATACACATTTAACACCTGCAGGACATAAAATATTAGCAGAATCAATAATAAAACAATTATGAGTTTTTTCGCAAACGAAAACAATAAAAAAGAACATAGCTTGTGGGTGGAGAAATACCGTCCACAAACTCTTGCCGACTATGTTGGTAATGAAACCATCAAAGAAACAATTCAGCAATATTTAGATGCAAATGATATACCACATTTATTGTTGTATGGAAAAGCGGGCACGGGTAAGACCACACTTGCTAAACTAATCGTAAACACAATTAAATGTGACTTTATGATTATCAACGCATCGGATGAAAACAATGTGGATACCGTAAGAACAAAAGTAAAGAACTTCGCATCATCGGTTGGATTTGCAGGTTTCAAAGTAATCATCTTAGATGAGTTTGATTATATGACACCCGGAGCACAAGCGATTTTGAGAAACTTAATGGAAACATTCAGTAAGCATTGTAGATTTATCTTAACCTGTAATTACATTGAGAAAATCATTGACCCTATCCAAAGTAGATGTCAATCTTTCGCAATCACTCCTCCTACTAAAAAGGATGTAGCAGTTCAGGTAGCAAAGATATTAGAAGCTGAAAAGATTAAGTTTGAACCAAAGAATATGGCTGATGTGATTAATTCATATTATCCAGACATTAGAAGGATACTTAATACTTGTCAATTACAATCTGCAAAAGGTGAATTGAAAGTAGACCATAGAGTAATGGTTGAAGCAAACTTTGCAAGTAAACTTATTGAGTTATTGAAATCAAATGATGAAAAACGAAATGTGTTTATGGCAACAAGACAAGCCGTAGCAGATAACAAATTAAATGACTACTCCGAAATGTATACAATGTTATATGACAAAGTTGATGAATATGCAACCGGAAATGTAGCAAATGTTATTTTGACAATTGCAGATGGTCTTTCAAAAGATGCATTGGTAGTAGATAAGGAAATCGTATTTATGTCTACAATTATACAAATATTAAACATTATAAAATAAACAAAATGGAACAAGGACAACAATTACCAACGAATTTTAACTTAAACGATGCAAGAGATATGGATTGTGAATGTGGTGGAAAGATATTTTTACCAGCATATAGATTTAAAAAGATATCTCGTTTATTAACAGGACAACCAAAGGATTCGGTTATGCCTATTGAATTGTATGTATGTGCAAGTTGTGGTAAAGCATTAAACGAATTATTACCACAAGAATTACAAGAAACAAAAATCACAGAATAATGGCAGCAAAATTGTTTGACCATATCAATGCAATAACTACCATACAAGACCCTAAGTATTTTGACAAACTATCTGACGAAGATGTTAAGACTTGGAGTAATTTTATGATAAATAGATTTCTATCAATGAAGCCTGAATGGGTTGAGTTGGTAGCATCTCTATTGCCTTTAACACAAACTCTACAACCAAAAGAAATGTATAAGTTGTATATTAGTGTTATTCCAAAAGGTAAATACTTTTTGAAATATATAAAAGGAAAATCAGAGGATAAATATGAACAATTCATAGTTGACTTATTAAAGAAAGAATATGATTGTTCAGAAAATCAAGCAATTGAATATTTGGAAGTTCTTTATTCTACAAGAGAGGGTAGGGAATATATGAAGTATGTTTCCGAAAAATATGGTATAGATAAAAAACAAATAACAAAACTAAAATTAAAAATATAGTGTTAAATAAAAAATATTTAATAGCAAATGGCTGTTCTTTTACCGAAGGTCACCATTTGGGAAACGAAGGGTCGTGGGCAAAATTTTTAGGTAGTAAATTGAATTTAGAGGTAATAAATTTGGCAAAAGGTGGTAGTGGAAATGATACCATAGTATGGCGAACTATGGAATTTTGTGAAATGAATAAAGATATTGCAAACAATTCATTATATGTAATTCAATTGAGTGAATGTTTAAGATACCACTTATATTTTGATAATGGTATGGATAAACCACAGGAATGGCAAGTCACCCCTTTATGTTTTTTAAAAGGAATGGAGTGGAATAAAGGTGGAAATGGAGTTCAAAGTTGGATTTATAAAAACAAAGAAGAGTTGGTTTATATTTACAATAATATAACATTTGCATTATATAAAACTTTTCAAAATATTTTATCAATTGTTTCTTATTTTGAATCAAAAGGATACCCATATATTATTTTTGATGGAATAAATGACCACAATCCAATAAAAGTTAATAATTCATATTATTTAAAAGAATCTTGGAATGATGATGCAAACGAACAATTTAAAATATTAACATCATTGGATATACAATTCCCAAATGATTATAAAAAATCTTTAGTAGATAGAGATTATGGTTATTTTATACATGAAACATTAATAAAAAATATATTTTCAAATAAGAAAGTATTTAAAGAAATTCCAACAATGATGAAATTTGTTATGGAAATTGGTTTAAAAAATCATAATGATAGTGAATACTATTTTAGAGAAAATGGTGGCCACCCAAATATGGAAGCGGCTGACCAATGGGCAAATGTACTCAAAAATTATATAGAAGAAATATTTGGTAAATCGGAATAAATTGTCTATATTAGATATATTATGGCAAGAGTATCATTTTCACAATATAGTATGTGGCATAGTTGTCCACAACAATACAAATTAGCATACATAGATAAGTTAGGTGAATCATCATCTAACATTCATTCAATCTTTGGAACTGCAATGCACGAAACACTTCAAAACTATTTGGAGAAATGTTTAAGAATATCAAAGTCACAAGCTGACAAAATGATTGACTTGCAAGAGTATCTAAAAGAAAGAATGAGAGATGCATATCTTAAAGAAACCGAAGGGGAAATAGGAAATACTACAATATGCACCAAAGAAGAAATGGTGGAGTTTTTAGAAGATGGAAATGTCTTATTAGATTGGTTTCAAAAACCCAAAAACTTTAACAAATTCTTTTCGTTAAAACACGATGAGTTGGTAGCAATTGAACAACCTATAAACACAAAGATTTCAGAGAATGTAAACTTTATGGGTTTCATAGATTTGATTATCAGAGACACATTTACAGGTAGATACAGAATTATTGACTTTAAAACTTCTACAAGAGGTTGGAGTAAGTATCAAAAATCAGACCCAGTTAAAAACGCACAAATCTTATTATACAAAAAGTTCTATGCCGAATTGATTGGTATTTCGGAAGATGTGATTGATGTTGAATTTATTATTTTGAAAAGAAAAGTAGAAGTAAGAGAGGATATCCCAACACATAGAATTAGTAAACACATACCTGCAAATGGTAAGGTATCAGTCAACAAAGCCTGGAAGGGTTTTACGGAATTTGTCGAAAGTGTATTTGACAAAGATGGTAATTATAGAACCGATATAGAGTTCCCAAAGAATGCAACCAAACTATGTGAATGGTGTGAGTTTTTTGATAGAGGAATATGTGATAGAGGATTAAAAAATTTAAATTAAACAATATATATTTTAAAAATAAGTTATGGCAAAAAAGAAGATTCTGTTATTATCAGATGATTTAAGAATGGCAAGTGGTATTGCCAATGTTTCCAAACAATTAGTATTAGGAACGGTTGATAAGTATGATTGGGTTCAATTGGGAGCAGCAATCAAACATCCAGAAGCTGGTAAGGTTTTAGACTTAAACGATAGTGTTAGAGAACAAACCGGTGTAAAAGATGCAAGTGTAAAAATTTACCCATCGGATGGTTATGGTAATCCGGATATTATCAGACAATTGTTGATGGTTGAAAAACCTGATGCAATCTTACACTTTACAGACCCGAGATATTGGATTTGGTTGTATGAAATGGAACATGAAGTTCGTCAATCAGTACCTTTATTCTTTTATCATATTTGGGATGATTTACCAGACCCAAAATACAATAGAGATTACTACGAAAGTTGTGATTGGATTGGATGTATTTCTAAACAAACTTATGGTATTACCAAAAGAGTATATAGTTGGGATAAAGAAAAACATTGGACTAAGCCTGAAGATTGGCAAGTAAGTTATGTACCACATGGTATCAATTCGGACTTATACAAACCGGTAGAAGTTCCAAAAGATTTTAAAGAAAGTATATTTGGTGATAAAGAATATGATTTCGTATTGTATTGGAGTAATAGAAACATTCGTAGAAAACAACCAATTGATGTAATTCTTGCGTTTGACAAATTCGTTGAAGCATTGGCACCTGAACATAGAGATAAAGTATGTTTATTAATGCATACCGAACCTGTACAAGAACATGGTACAGATTTACCTAGAACAATTGCAGAATGTTGTTCATCAGAAACAAATGTAGTATTTGCACCGAACCGATACAATGAAGAACAATTAAACTATCTTTACAATATGGGTGATGTGACAATCAATGTTGCATCTAACGAAGGATTTGGATTAGCAACCGCTGAATCGGTAATGGCCGGAACTCCAATCATCGTAACGGTGACTGGTGGATTACAAGACCAATGTGGATTTAGAGAAAACGGAACGGGTAAATTACTTACGGCAGATGATTATGTAGAGATTGGTTCTTTACACGATAGACATAGAAAAGCAGGTGTAGTTTGGGGAGATTGGGTTAAACCAATTTGGCCAGTTCGTTCAACAACGGGTTCAGTTCCTACTCCATATATCTTTGATGATAGAGTTGATTTTGAAGATATATCTCCATTGATTATGGATTGGTATAAAATGCCAAAAGAGGACAGAGAATCGGCCGGACTAAAAGGTAGAAAACACTTTTTAGGAGAAGGTGGATTGAGTAGAGAAAATATGTGTCAAACATTAGTAGATGGTATGGAAGGTGCATTTGCAAATTGGAAACCAAAACAAAAATTTAAGTTAATAGAGTTATAATATGAAACCAACATTAGTATTTCAGGCACCAGTAGCAACAAGAAGTGGGTATGGTGACCACGCGAGAGATTTATTACATTCTCTTTATAAATTAGATAAGTTTGAAATTAAAGTAATTAGCACTCGTTGGGGACAAACTCCAATGGATGCACTTAATTATGACAATCCATTTCATAAGTGGGTAGTAGACAGTATTATTCCAAAAATTGACCAAAAACCTGACATTTATATTCAGGTTACTGTACCAAATGAATTTCAACCATTGGGATTCTACAATATAGGAATCACTGCCGCAATTGAAACCACACATTGTGCATTAGATTGGATACATGGTTGTAATAGAATGGATTTAATATTAGTACCATCCGAACATTCTAAGAAAAGTTTAGTTGATACAATTTATAATGAGGCTGATAAAAATAGTGGCCAATTGATTGCACAACATAAAATTCAGAAACCAGTTGAGATTATTTTTGAAGGATTTGATGAGATGGATTTCGGAACAGATACAATTGAACACATTACTGAATTGGATTCAATCAAAGAAGATTTTGCATTTCTATTCGTAGGACATTGGTTAAGAGGTGATTTGGGTGAAGATAGAAAGAATGTTGGAATGATGATTAAAACATTTGCAATGGCTTTCAAAAATGAAAAAGTTAAACCGGCATTAGTATTGAAGACAAGTTCGGCTGGATTTAGTGTAATGGACAGAGAAAACACCATTAAGAAAATTAGAGAAGTATTGGGTAGTGATTATAAAAAAGTTCCAATTTATCTATTGCATGGTGATTTAACACCGGCACAAATGAATGGACTATATGAACATAAAAAAGTAAAGGCAATGTTAAACTTCACAAAGGGTGAGGGATTTGGTAGACCTTTATTAGAATTCAGTTTGACAGGTAAGCCGGTTATCGTATCTAATTGGTCTGGCCATTTGGATTTCCTAAAACAAGGTGCCGTATTATTAGAAGGTGAATTAAAAAATGTACATGAATCAGCTGCAGACCAATTCTTATTAAAAGAATCCAGTTGGTTTAATGTTAATATTTCAAAGGCATTGACTACAATCAAAGATGTTTATAAAAATTACGACAAATATAAAGTAGATTCATCTCAATTAGGTAAACAAAATAAACAAAATTTCAGTTTAGAGAAAATGACTAAATTGTTTGATGTAATTTTAAATCAGTATGGTATTTATACTAAGATACAACCAAAGTTTCAACAATTACAATTACCAAAATTGAAGATGTTAAATAAATAAAATGTACACAAAAATATACCAAAGATATGTAAAGTCCAAAAAGAGAGTGGCAGATGCTCTTAGAACAATGGAGAGAGGTAATTTCTATCAATTATTGGAATACGATTACATAGATGTAGAAGATTCTAAAACTTGGTCAGCATCAACAGCACCGATAATATATGTTCTATATGTTTCAGCAAAAGATGATTTGGTACATGCTATAAAATTATCCGATATTAATCCAGTCACTGTAAAAAGATTGTTTGGTAAATTGGTGGACGAAGCCGATGGTGAATTAGATTTAGGAAAGAAAGCTTCATCTGCTTATGAAAATAAAATAAAAAATATGAAGTTTTTTTCAAAAAACTTTTACAGAACATACAAACTTTCGGGTATTAGGAGAGTATCATCTTTGGATATGGATATTGCCAATTTGGTTCCAAAAGCAAAACTAAAAAATATTAAAGATGGATACGCGGTATATAGTAGAACAAATAAAAAGAGAAATATAGACACAAATCCAAACGATTAAAAAATAAATAGTTATGACATCAAAAGAATTCGTTATTTGGTTAAAGGGTTTTACGGAAGGAGTCCATGAATTTGCAATTACTCCAAAACAATGGGATTACCTAAAAGAAAAATTAGCAGAGGTTAAGGATGAAGAACCAATAGGATTTCCATTTGGAGTTCCGAATACTGCACCAATACAAACACTACCACATATTACACCAGGTCCATTGACAGACCCATACAATCCATATAAAGTAACTTGTACACCAGGAACAACAATTACAACAACACCAGGTGTTGGTTCTATTACAATATCTAATCCACCATTTGGATTTGGAAGTACATCAACTGCCTATGGATACCCAAGTGGTTCTGCATGGAGTTATACAACATCAAACGAAAAAGTATTTTAATGAAATTAAGTTACGCGATAACGGCTTGTAATGAAGTCGAAGAAACAATTAGATTAGTAAGTCAGTTGTTAAACTACAAAGAAGAAAATTCAGAAATAGTAGTTCTGCTAGATACACCAAAAGCTCCTACGGAATTGATAGAATATTTGGAATTACAAGGTAATGCTGATAAGATTACTTTGATTGAATCCGAATTTAATAATGACTTTGCACAATGGAAAAACTTACTAAATTCGGAATGTAAGGGTGAGTGGATATTCCAATTAGATGCGGATGAGTTTTTAGAACCAGATTTAATTTATAATTTAGAAGATATATTGGAGACGAATGTTGATAAAGATTTAATATTAGTTCCAAGAATAAATACCGTAGAAGGTTTAACCGAATCACATATTCAAAAGTGGGGTTGGAAAGTGGATGAAAAAGGTTGGGTAAACTTTCCTGATGTTCAAACTCGTATTTACAAAAACAAAGAAACCATTGGTTGGAGTGGTAAAGTACATGAAAGAATTGGTGGATTTGAATCTTATACAAATTTTCCATTTGAAGAAATTTATTGTATCAAACATCCAAAGACAATAGAAAGACAAGAAAGACAGAATAACTACTACGATACTTTATAATGGTTCACATATACTATCACATATACGCAATTGATGGTGTTGAATCTATAATAGATGAACAATTAAGTTTAATCAAAAAACACTTTGATTTTCCTTACAAATTAAATGTAGGGATTTCTATTGCAGACGATAATACCTCAATAGATTATATCATTAACAAATTTGAAAAAATTAGAGATGTAAGGTCTAAGGGTAATGAATTTGTTACATTGGATTTAATAGAAAAAGATAAAGAAAAATTTGGAGATTCCGATTATATTTTGTATATTCATACCAAAGGTGCTTCAAAACAAAACTTAGAAAATGTAGTAAGTTGGAGACATCTTATGAATTATTTTAATATTGAAAAATATAAAAATATATTTAAAATTTTTGAAAAAACAGATTATAATACATATGGAGTTTTATTGGGAAGTGCCGGAAAATGGAAATTATATTCAGGTAATTTTTGGTGGGCAAAGTCATCGTATGTAAAAACAATAAAAATGGACGGAGTTAGGAAAAATAGATTTAATGCCGAAGTTGATTATATTCAAAACGGAGTAGATTGGAAACCATACTCATCATACAATAGAGAGGGAGAAAATCATTATTCAATTTTATTTAAAAGAGAAGAATATGCAAAATAAAATAACATTTATATACGATTATAAAGACGGAGAAATTTGGTCAACTCCAATGGCTTTACTGAATGAGTTTAAAGAAAGAGGTTGGGAAACCGAAATAGTGCCAATACCAAATGGAGATGATTCTCAGTTACAATTATGGATTCAACAAGATACACCAACTGACATTGTATTATTTATGGATTGGGGTAGAATTGATTCTAAATGGTTGGACAAATCATTAAAACCCAATGCATTTTGGATTCAGGAAAGTGGTGATGACCCACAAAACTTTGAAAGAAATTATCCTAAAGCAAATCGTTTTCATTACACAATTACACCGGATAAACAATCTGCAATTGAATATAGAAATAGAGGTATAAATGCAGAATGGGTAAATCACTTTGCAGATACCAAAGTTCAATTCCCAATGAATTTAGAACCCGAATATACTGCAGTCACTACAAGAGGATTTGGTAATTCGGAATTTTTAGATTATATTACAAATTGGGCCGAAGGTGCAATAGGTAATAAAAATGGTTTAGGCCCAAAAGAACACACCGAATTTTTGAACAAAGGATTGGTAGTTATTCAAAATAGTAGATGGGGAGAAATTACTCGTAGAATTTTTGAAGGTATGGCTTGTGGTAAATTGGTTATCACAGATAGGTTACCGGAAAGTAGAGGATTGAATGAAGTATTTGTAGAAGGTGAAGAAATTATTTTATACAATGATATGTTTGATTGTATTGAAAAGATAAACTATTATGCAGAAAATGAAGAAGAACGAGAAAAAATTGCACATAATGGAATGATAAAAGTATTACACAATTATACACAAATTCAAGTAGTAGACAAATTAATAAAAGAATATGAAAATTTTAATAACAGGAGTAGCAGGACTATTGGGTAGTCGATTGGCCGATTGGATTATTGAAAATGTACCAGATGCAGAAGTCGTTGGTATTGATGATTTAAGTGGTGGGTATAGAGAAAATGTAAATCCTAAAGTAATATTTTGGCAACAAAATTTAGTAGAACATCCAATTGAAAATGCATTTGATGTACATAGATTTGATTATGTATTTCATTTAGCTGCATATGCTGCAGAAGGATTATCACCATTTATCAGACAATATAATTACGAAAATAATTTAGTTGCAACTGCAAGAATTATAAACAATTGTATAAAGTATAATGTAAAAAGATTAGTATTCACATCTACACTTGCCGTATATGGTTATGGTGATGGGGGTGTATTTGATGAAATACAAATACCAAAACCAATTGACCCATATGGAGTTGCAAAGTATGCATGTGAGATGGATATTCAAATAGCAAATGAACAACATGGATTAGATTATTGTATCATTAGACCACACAATGTATATGGTAGAAATCAAAACATTTGGGACAAATATCGTAATGTGTTAGGTA